GATCCATCGCCCCCTTATGAAAGTTTTATGGGTGCAGACGGTTTAAGCCGTAAGTTTATCCCAGCAAGGTTAGATGATAACCCATACCTTGCTAAAGATGGTAGATACGAACAAATGCTAAAGGCGTTGCCACCTACGCAACGCAAACAGTTACTAGAAGGTGATTGGGATGTTGCAGAAGGTGCGGCCTTTACAGAGTTTGATAGACACCTTCATGTAATTGAACCATTTGATATTCCTATCCATTGGGAACGTATAAAAGGAATTGACTATGGTTATGCTTCAGAATCAGCTTGTGTCTGGGGTGCCTTAGATAAGGATGACAATACACTTATTATATACAGAGAACTTTACCGAAAAGGGCTACTAGCAACAGAGCTTGCTCATACATTAACAGAAATGGAACTAAATGATCCAATGAGCGTTCCGGGCGTACTAGATACAGCGTGTTGGAACAGAACGGGTCAGACAGGCCCAACAGTAGGTGAAACTCTTGTCAAGGCTGGACATAAGCTACGACGAGCAGATAAAAACAGAGTTGCAGGAAAAATTCAAATCCACGAATACCTGAAGTTACAGCAAAGCGGAAGGCCCAAAATACAAATATTTAATACTTGTCCTAACCTGATACGCGAACTTCAAAGTATTCCTCTGGATAAAAGCAATCCTGAAGACGTTGATACTCATGCACCAGACCATGCGTATGATGCGTTACGATATCTTATTATGTCGCGGCCTCGTATAGATGACACGTTTAGCCGTATGAGGCAACTACACCGCGAAACAATTTACCAACCAGCAGACGGAACATTTGGATATTAATATGGAAAAAAGACCTAAACTTTTTCGACCTCTTAATACTTGGGGTATTTACACTCTAGGCCTTGTGTTTGGTTCGACATTAATATATAGTATTGCAAGATTAATACCAATAGGATAAACATGGCAGAAGAAAATACTTTAGTTTCTGGTGCTGATAATATTTATTTTGAACCTGTAGAGAATGAAGATGGGCTGTCTATTAATGCAGACGCTCAGATTAAATCTAATCTTGCAGGTTTGATTGAAGCACGATATGCAGAAGCACAAATGGCTAGGGACTCTGACGAAAATCGTTGGATCACAGCCTATCATAATTTTCGTGGTATTTACCCTAAAAATGTACGTTTCCGTGAATCTGAAAAGTCTCGTGTATTTATTAAGGTTACTAAAACTAAAGTGCTTGCCGCTTTTGGTCAGCTAATAGATGTAATTTTTGGTACAGGTAAGTTTCCAATTGGTGTGGTTTCTACTGCATTACCTGAAGGTGTAGATGAATATATGCACCTTAGTATTAATCAATCACCCGGAATTGAAACAAGCGCGGCAATGGAGCCTATGGCTAAAGAACCAGCCGCTCCTGATACGGGTGTGGGCTTTGCAGGTGATGGTAAAGTATTAAAACCGGGAGCCACATTGTCTTCAGGACAAGGCCTGTTTGAAAATATTGAAGATAATGAACAGGTTACTTTTGTTGCTGGGCCATCACCTATACCAGAAATACCAGAAATTTCTCCCGCAAAAGAAGCGGCAAGGAACATGGAAAAATTGATTCACGATCAAATTGATGAGTCAAATGGTTCAACAGAACTACGCAATGCTATTTTTGAGTCTACACTTTTTGGCACAGGAATTGTAAAAGGCCCATTTAATTTTAATAAAACTTTACATACGTGGGATGAAACTGGGGACGGAAGAGCCTATACACCCACAGCAGTGCGTGTACCAAGGATTGAATTTGTCAGTGTTTGGGATTTCTTTCCTGATCCCAATGCTACATCTATTGAAGAGTGTGAGTTTGTAGTTCATAGGCATAAGCTTAATAAATCTCAGCTTAGAGCTTTGCGTAAAATGCCATACTTTAATGAAGATGCTATTCGTGACTGTATGATGCTTGGCCCTAATTATACAGAAAAAGACTATGAGTATGAATTAAAAGACGATCAACGCATGACAGAAGCAGGCGCTAGTCGTTTTGAGGTACTTGAATATTGGGGTTTAATGGATGCAGAATACGCAAAAGAAGTTGGTATAGATCTACCAGATGACGTTGATATTCTTGATGAGATTCAAATTAATGCTTGGATTTGTAATGGCCTTGTACTCAGGGCTGTTGTTAATCCTTTTACGCCACACCGTATACCTTACAATTCTTTTCCATATGAAAGAAACCCATATAGTTTCTTTGGCGTAGGTGTTGCAGAGAACATGAACGACAGTCAGCAGATTATGAATGGTCATGCTCGTATGGCTATTGATAATCTGGCACTTAGTGGTTCAGTAATTTTTGACGTAGACGAGACTATGCTTGTAGGTGGACAAAGCATGGAAATCTATCCCGGCAAAGTCTTTAGGCGTCAATCTGGAATGCAGGGTCAATCTATTCATGGCCTTAAATTCCCAAATACATCTCAAGAAAATATGATGATGTTTGATAAATTTCGTCAGTTAGCAGATGAGCAGACAGGTATTCCTAGCTACTCACATGGTCAAACTGGCGTACAAAGCATGACGCGCACAGCCTCTGGTATGTCTATGCTACTTGGAGCCGCGTCCCTCAATATTAAAACAGTTGTAAAAAACTTAGATGATTTCCTGCTTAAGCCCTTGGGTAAAGCATACTTTCAATGGAATATGCAATTCTTTGAAGGTTCTTTAAAAACTAAAGGTGATTTAGAAATTAAGGCTATGGGTACTAACAGCCTTATGCAAAAAGAAGTACGGAGTCAGCGATTGACAATGTTTCTTCAAACCGCTCAAAATCCTGCTATTGCTCCGTTTGTTAAAATGTCAAAGCTTATTAGCGAACTAGCATATAGTTTGGATCTTGATCCTGATGAACTACTAAATGATCCTGAAGAAGCGGCACTCGCCGCACAAATTATAGGAATGCAAAATAATGTTGGACAAGCAACTGGCGAACAGGCTGACTTCCCTAGTGAACAACCCAGAATTGTGGGAAGCCCTGAAGGAACACCTGACGAACCTACGGATGCTGGAGTTACAGGCACTGGCGGTGGCACAATCGGAACAGGAAATGTACCGCAAGCAGGGGAAAGCGAGTTCTCTGGCTAACCTCCTTACTTTAAAGGAGCAAGTAAATCAAAGACGAAAGGAAAAAGACGATGGCTGATGATTTAACAACTGAAAGTTCTATGATGGTTCCTCCTGAAATGGAGGCGGTTCCTGAAGAAGTTCCTGTAGACACTTATGACAATATCAGCCCTGAAGAAAAAGTAGAGCAGGATGAAGATATGCTTCCAGATGTAGAAATGGAAGATGAGTTCGTAGATTATGTAGCTGACGAAGTATTAGAACCCGAAGAGCAAGAATACTTATTTAAGGTTCTAGATGAAGATCCAAAACTAGAAGGGATCTTAGATAAGATTATTCTTAGTTCAACAGAATTTTCTGGCGCAGGGGAAGTTGATGGCCCCGGCACTGGAATATCAGATTCGATACCCGCAAGGTTATCGGATGGTGAGTTTGTTATCACCAAAAAAGCAACCGACCAGATAGGCGCAGACAATCTCCAAATAATGATGGATGATGCTGAACGTGCCGCAGATGGCGGTCTTATGGCTATGGCAGAAGGTGGAGTGCCTTCAGAGGAAATGGAGCGTTACGACATGGAAAAAGACGATGAAGAAACACTTAATCGTCAAATGTCATATGCAAACCGAATGCCCAGCCTAATGAACCGATAAGGCTACCTAGAATTTTAGCCCCTTATCATTATAATAACCTTGAGGCCACCTTGTAGTATCAAGACCCTGTGTTAAGAAAGCGCACTAACACAGCTACCTTGAAAGACAACAAGCCCCAGAAAGGAGAAGTGACATGAGTGAAGAAGAAGCAAATCCGTATAATGCTAAAAAATCTTGGTATCAAGAAGATGCTAAAGAAGACAAAAATGCGGGATCATTGTTTTTTGAGGAGCAGGCTACTTCCGAAGATACCGGAACCCCTGAAGAAAAGAAACCTCGTACCAATTATAAAAAGAGATATGACGATCTAAAAAAACATTATGATCAAAAAATCTCTGAATTTAAACAACGCGAACAAGAACTAGAGGCTGTGGCTAAAACTGCTCAACCGCAGTATCAGCCGCCAAAAAGCACCGAAGATCTTGAGCGTTTTAAATCAGAGTATCCTGATCTATATGATACTGTCGAAACAGTCGCTCATATGAGAAGCGAAGAGCAAATGTCTGCTCTACAGCAAAAACTATCAGCACTAGAAGTGCGTGAGGCAGAAATGTCAAAGCGTGATGCTGAAGTAGCTCTTAAAGAACGACACCCTGATTTTGAAGATATTAGGGGTGATGATAAGTTTCATGGGTGGGCTAAGGGCCAGCCTGAAGAAATTCAGCGGTGGATCTATAGAAACCCAGATAATGTTGGATTAGCTAGTCGTGCAATAGATCTTTATAAAATGGAAAACAATATTGCAATTAAAAAATCTTCTCGCCCGTCACAACTTTCAAAGTCCAATGCGGCTGATATGGTATCAACAAAGACTACCGGAGTTGAACCACAGTCAGATAAAATTTGGACACAACGGGAAATTGCCGCTCTTTCTTTAGATGACTATGATCGTTTTGAAGATGAAATTGATCGTGCCATTCAAGAAGGCAGAGTAGCAAAATAATTACTTGTCTTTTAGGAGATTTTAATCATGGCTTATAACCAATCAGATCAGTACTTTGAGCCGTCTACAGATACCGATGCTAACTTTGGCAACTCGGTAGCGGGACAGACCAATTCGTACTTCCTTCCTGCTGTCTATTCTAAGAAGGTACTTAACTTCTTTCGGAAGTCTTCAGTAGCAGAAGCAATCACTAACACCGACTATGCTGGTGAAATTACTGCTTACGGTGATTCTGTAAAGATCATCAAAGAACCTACGATTACTGTTTATCAGTATGAAAGAGGTGCTGACGTAACGCAAACTAAGTTGACCGATCAAGAAGTCAACCTCGTTGTTGATACGGCGAACGCATTTAAGTTCATCGTTGACGATATCGAAACTTCTATGTCTCATGTCAACTTTAAAGAAGTTGCATCTTCTTCAGCCGCTTACGCACTGCGTGACGCTTTTGATGAAGGTGTAATTGCCGCTATGTTTGCTGGCGTACCTGCGTCTTCTCCGAATCACATTCTTGGTTCTGACAGCGCAACTGACTTGGCTGGCGGTACTTTTGACGGTACTGGTAACCTTGACATTGGCTACGCTTCTGGTGAGCATGATCCTATCGACGTACTTTCTCACATGGCGCGTCTGCTTGATGAGCAGAACGTACCTGAAGAGGGTCGTTGGTTCCTTGCTAATCCAGAGTTCTATGAGCAACTTGTTCAAAGTAGCTCTAAGCTGATGAGCAGTGACTTCAACGCAGGCCAAGGCTCCATCCGTAATGGTTTGGTAAGCTCTGGTAAGTTGCGTGGTTTTGATATGTACAAGACCAACAACATTGCGTCTACGTCTAACGCGGCTGGTAAGTGTATTGCTGGACACATCTCATCTACCTGTACTGCACAGACCATCGTGAATACAGAAGTGATTCGTGATCCGTCAAGCTTCGGTGACATCGTTCGCGGCCTGCACGTTTATGGTGCTAAGGTTCTGCGCGGTGAAGCTCTTGTCTCTGCCTTCTACGGCATCGACTAACACTGATAGGGGGATGAAATACTCCCCCTTTTCTTTAAGGAAGAACAATGCCACAGATTGGAAGTGAACAACAGCCTATTAGGATGAGTCCTAAAAGAACAACAAAAGTAAGCGGTCAATATCTTAAAAACGAAAATCGTCAAAAATACGAAGATAACTATGATCTTATTTTTAGGAAAAAGGAGAATGTCAAATGATGACACAAGCTCAAAAAATGAACAGGGGAATGCGTTTACCGGGAGGTGGCCCTAATCGTCGCCGTACCGCTCGTCCCGGCAGAGGTCGCCGTGGTCGCATGGGTCGCGCAATGGGCAGTAAAGCAATGTACTCTGCTGGCGGTCTTGCAGGAGCAATGCAAGTAGCGAGTCCAAACTAATGACTACTCAAATCGAAAAACGCGAATACAAGTCTATCCAAGAAAAAGAGCGTATGTGTGCTGAGATGACAGAAAACCAGTTTCCGTATCAAAAAGAAGCGGAGTTAAAGTATCCCAAAGTTCGCAACGAGCAGGAGAACCCTGATGCAAGTCGAGGCACCTAAAGGCTACCATTGGATGAAAAAGGGGAGTACTTACAAGCTCATGAAAAATCCAGCAGGTGGGTACAAGCCACATAAAGGCGCTTCTAAAAAAGCTAACTTTGCAATACAAAAGGTTCATAAAAAATAATGGCTACTACATACTTAGATCTAACAAATGAACTATTGAGAGAGATGAACGAAGTTGTTTTGACCTCTAGTAATTTTGGATCTGCACTGGGTATTCAGGCACACGTTAAAGATTGTGTCAATCGGGCATATCTTGACATTGTTCTTGAAGAACCCCAGTGGCCTTTTCTTTCTGTAGGTGAAAGCGGTTCAACAGATCCTTTTTATGGGAATGTTGTCGTAGAAACAGTAGCCAATCAAAGATGGTATGAGTTAAAGGCGGCAAGCTCTTCATTAGCTAATGATTATGGCTATATTGATTGGGATGATTTTTATTTAACAACAATAGGTGTCTCAGGCGAAACAGCGCCTTTTGTTAGTGAAAGTCTTAAATATATAACTTTAGAAGAATGGAAAGCCTATCATCGCGCTCAAGAAAATGCAGATGATGCCGAAGATGCAAATGGTGGTCAACCACGAAGAGTTATTCGTAGTTCTGACGGACGCAATTTTGGACTAAGCCCTATACCCGATAAAGTGTATCGTATTTACTTTTTTGCATTTGATCAAGCTACACAGCTTTCAGCATATGGAGATACTATAGTTTTTCCTGATGTCTATAAGACTGTATTACTCGCTAGAGCAAGATACTATGTTCATCAGTTTAAAGAGAACATACAACCTGCGGCTTTGGCTTTAGAAGATTATCGTAGGGGTTTACGGCTTATGAAAAACGCTTTGATGATGCAAACACCAGATTATATTAAAGATGATCGCGTGAGGCTTGTTTAATGTCTCAGGCGTTTGGTTTTGCGGCAAAGGGTGGTCTTAATACAAACTTAAACTCACTAGAGCTTTTAGGAAATCCCGGTTTTGCTACAGAACTTACAAACTTTGAAGTAGACCCTGACGGCGGCTATCGTCGTATAAACGGTATTACAGCTTATGGTGCAGGATCAGCCGCTAGGCCCAATAGCTCTAATCGTATTTTAGGAACCTTTGCATACGCAGATGGCGTAATTGTTACGTCAGGTACTAATATTTATTTTAGTAATGATGGTGCAACATGGCTTCAAATTAATCGTGATTCTGTTGCTGGTAGTGGTGATAATCATACAGCCTTCACAGGTCGTTCAGCACTAACACGGTCTAGTCAAGGACAATGCCAATTTGCTCTTTTTGAAGGAGCAGATTTTGATTATGGCGAAGTGTTTATTGCTGATGGCTCAAATAAAATTTTTGCATTTCGTATGGAGGGTACTGATGTATTAAGCACCCGTACTTTTTTTGCAGAAGAAGTAACAGTTACAGGA